CTTCGCTTGAAACGCGGCCTCGCTCGGAAGAGAAGAGTTGTCTCTTTGAATTCGAAAGGTACAGACATGAAGACGATGAATCTCGATCAGTTCAAGAATGCGCTTGAGAAGGCCGCTCGCATCAAGGGTGCTGACGGCGTGGCAATGCAGAAGAAACTCATCCTCGAAGGCTACATGGTCACCGATGCCGAAGGCATGGCGGTTGATCCTGAAATGCTCGACGTGACGATCTCGGCCGCTGCTCCGGAGACTGACGCGATGAGCGATCAGGAGAAGGAGCAGATCTCGAAGTCGATCCGTCGCGAAGTCGCTTCGCGTCTCGACGCAATGCCGCGCGGCCTCTCGGCTGTCGCCAACGTCGACGACAAGCCATGGGAACGCGCTCGCGTTTATAGCGCAGGCCGCAAGGCTTTCTCCTCGAAGGAGATGGCTTGGAAGTTCGGTACGTGGTGCCTCGCAACTCTCGGACACAAGAAGTCGGTCGAGAATTGCAAGAACTTCGGAATCACGATCAAGGCTCACACGGAAGGTGTGAACTCGCAAGGCGGCTTCCTCGTTCCTGACGAGATGGCCGCTGAACTTGTCACGCTTCGCGAGCAATACGGCGTGTTCCGTCGCAACGCAAAGATCTATCGCATGACCTCGGACACGCTCCGCATTCCTCGCAAGAATACGGGCCTCACGGCGTACTGGGTCGGCGAAGCGATCGCCGCGACCGAGTCGACGATGGGCTTCGACAACGTGCAACTCGTCGCGAAGAAGTTGACCGCGCTGACGACCGTCTCGAACGAACTCCTCGAAGACTCGATCATCGACCTTGCGAGCGATGTCGCGAATGAAATCGCGTACCAGTTCGCGTTCAAGGAAGACGATGCAGGCTTCAACGGTGACGGCACGTCAACATACGGCGGCGTTGTCGGCCTGAATACTGCTCTCTCTGATACGACCTACCAAATCAGCGACGGCGGCGCGTCTGCATACTCTGGCGTCACGGTTCTTGAACTCTCGGGTGGATTCAAGAAGTTGCCGCAATGGGCTTATCAACGCGGCAACGTCAAGATCTATTGCTCTCGAGCAGCATACTCCGGAGTGTTCGAACGTCTCGCATTGTCCGCAGGCGGCGTGACTGCCGCAGAGATGACCGCAGGAATTCGCGAGCCTCGATTCTTCGGATATCCAGTCGAATATACGCAAGTGATTGCGGCAACCGAAAGCGCAGGCGCAGTCTTCGCGTACATCGGCGACCTCTCGCAAGCCTGCTATCTCGGCGATCGCCGCGCGACATCGATCGCGTTCAGCGACTCCGCTCTCAACGCCTTCGAGCAAGACGAGCGCGTTGTTCGTGGAACCGAGCGCGTCGACATCGTTTGCGCGAACGTCGGATCGTCGTCGGTCTCCGGCGCAATGATCAAAATGACCCTCTGATTCAAAGGAGAAAACACACATGAGAAATATCTCCCGAATCATTTCCGGCGGCGGCAATGGAACGACCGTCTCGCAAATCACGTCGAGTTTCGACACTCGCGGTTTTTCATACGCGACGATTACAGTCTTCGGAATCGCAAGCACGATCGCTCCGAGTACTGCTGCATCGAATCACGTACTTCAGGAAAGCGATACAGATGTCGCGACAAATTACGCGACCATTTCCGGCGCGACTCCAAGCCCGATCTCATCGACTGCGGCCATCGCGACGACCATCGCTAAGATGGTCTACAACGTCGATCTTCGAGGTCGAAAGCGATTTCTCAAGGTTACGTATACGCCGAACTCCGGCGATGCTCTCCTAATGACTTGCGACTTGGGCTATGCGGCGGACGGAATCGTTTCCGCGAGTGAGCAAGGCTCCGCTGCGGGAGCAACGGTCTGAACTTCTGAATAGGGGCCGGGAGGAGAAATCCTCCCGGCCTACATCACGAAAGGACAAATATGAATACTCTTCAGAATGTCAAGATCGTCACGGCTGTGCAAAACTCAGGAGCGACGACCATCACTGGTTCTGTCGATACTCGCGGTTTCTCTTATGCGATGATCGTGATGGCTTCGACAGTCGACGGAACAATTTCGACCGTTGCATCGAATACCAAGATCGAGCAGAGCGACGACAACTCCACGTGGGAGGCTATGCCGGGACTCGTGACCGGGACAGACTTCACTCCTTCAACTGCTTCCATCGCTGCTAGTCAGCCAAAAATCGTTTTGGGTTTCTCTTTGAAGGGGCGCAAGCGATATCTGAAGTTCACCGGAGGAGCGGTTTCCGCGCGTCACACGGTGGCATTTATGCTCACGAATCCGAATGATGGAGTGGCATCCGCGACAGAGTCAGGCGTGACAAACTTCTTCATGCTTTGAAGTTCGAGCCTCTTTCTTTTTCCGGTGGGGAGGCGGCACGTCCGTCTCCCCTCTATCATTCCAGAGCCTTACGGCAAGGAGACATCATGGAAGAACTGAAGGACGGCGCGGACATCGGCTCGGGCTTGACGCAAATTCGCACAGAGGACGCTATTCAATGGCTTCGCTCGATCGCATCGCAAATCAAAGACGGAGGCGAACTCCGGCTCGAAGTGCCTGATCTTGACGGAGTGATGAAAGCCTACAACGACGGAGAGCCAGAGACGGAGAAGATGCTCATCGGTGAAGGCGCGAAGTCGCTTTGGAATCGCGAGAAACTATCGCGCGTTCTGAATCTCGCAGGCTTTGAAGTTTCTCGCGGAAAGAATGGTTGGGCATGGAACGAAACGAAGACGAAGATCTCAGTCGTCGCTCGCAAGTTCGCGCGTCCGTTTCCGAATCGTCCGATGCGAGACATCCATTGCATCATGTCGCTTCCGCGTGTTTGTTGGACGGACACGCAAGGTGTTCTCCATCATGCGGCGGCCTCGCTTGGCTTTGATGTCACGCGAGCGACCGGAGTCTTCTGGGGACAATGCCTCGAACGTCTTCTCGAAACTTGTCTCACGATGGAAGGCGTGAAGTACGTTCTCACGGTCGACTACGATTCGATCTTCGACGCTGAGGACATCATCCGATTGTGGCAAGTCATGGAGACGCGACCAGACGTTGCCGCGCTCTGTCCGCTTCAGATCGGACGAGACAAAGATCTGCCGCTCTTCTCGATCAAGAACGACGACGGAACGCTTCTCAAAGAAATGACGGAAGATCGTCTCTACACAGACGCTCTCGAAATGAACACGGGTCACTTCGGCCTGACGCTGATTCGCCTCGATGCGATTCGCGATCTTCCGAGGCCGTTCTTCCTCGGCGTTCCCAACAAGGACGGCAACTGGGGAGAAGGCCGCGTCGATGACGACATTCACTTCTGGAATCGTCTCCGCAATGCAGACCGGAAGATTTGCCTTTGTCCGCGAGTTCGCATCGGTCATCTTCAGAACGTCATCAGTTGGCCTTCGGAGAATTGCACGGCAATTACGCAATACCTTTCGAAATACCATGAGGACGGGAGGCCGACCGAATGCATGACATTCTGATCGTCCTTCGCAACTGTGCGATCCATGAGAACGGAGTCGGTCGGCGCGATCTTCGGCCCGGAACGATCGTGAATGTGACTCCAGAGGTCGCGAAGATTCTCGTCTCGAAAGGCTACGCGAGGCACGTCGTCGAGCCTGCTCCGCTCTTCGTGGATTCGACTCGATTGATTCAAACGCCGAAGAAGAAGGCAAGGAGAGCCGATGGCAGTAGCAACGAACTCGCTGACGACCTTGACAAGCCTCAAAGCGTATCTCGGCGTCACGACGACGACCGACGACGCTCTGATGGAGAGCCTGATCGACCGAGCGAGTGACTACATTCAGCGATACTGCGCTCGGAACTTCGTATCTCAGCGATATTACGAGTGGCATGACACGTACGGAAACGATCGAGTCGCGCTCCGGCATCATCCGATCGAGAACGTGCGGTTCGTTGGAGTCGGCGGCGACAACGTGCTTTCGGTCGTATCGAATCTCGCGAGCGATATCGTCTCGACGATCTCGGTAAATGGAGATCACATCCATCTATTCCGAGTGGCATCGAACGGGCAGGAGACATCGACAACGCTGACCTTCGCGAGCCACGACACGATTGCAGAGATGGCATCTGCGATTTCCGGAACTACTGGATTCGCGGCGACGACGATCGTCAACACAAAGTCGCACTATCTGCGTAAACTCGCAGGCATCGACCTGAAGAAGCAGACGGCGATCCTTGAGGCTCCGAACGATGCTTTGACCGACTATGCCGTCGACTACGATCGAGGCATCATCTACGGGCCGACGCTCCATAGGTATCGCGGATTCCTCGTCGACTACACAGGCGGGTACGCGACCATTCCTTTCGATCTCCAGCAAACGACGATTGAGATGGCATCGAAACTCTTCAACTCTCGCAAGCGAGATCCGAGCCTTCAGAGTGAATCGCTCGGCGGATACTCGTACTCGCTTCGATCAGTTTCCGATCTTGATGCATCGACGAAGATGGTTCTCGATTCGTATCGGAGGCTTCGATGAGCATCGCGAGCATGATCTCGCAGTTCGGAATCCTCCTTCAAGTTCGCATCCCGGTATACGCTGTCGAGACTGATGGGAGCGTCACTCGCGCTTATGGTCGCGAGTTCGAGGCTCGCGGATTCATTCAGCCAAGCGGACAATCGGATCAAGTCTTTCAAGGCCGAATCAACGGCCGACGGAATGTGACGATCTACTTCGAAGGCGCACTCGATATCCCGGTCGATGCCGAGATCCACGATTCGCTCTTTCTTCCTGCTCGGCAATGGCGAGTCACAGGAACGACGAATCCCGGCGAACTCGGCCAGAGTGGAGCGTCGCAGCATTTGAACATGACCGTCGTCGACGCTGTCGAGATAAATCCTGAATACGATGAGGAACTATGAGCGGCGCGAAGTTCAATCACGACGCGATTCTCGAAACGATGCGAGTCGGCCTTCGCGAAGGCATGGACGCAACACTCGTCGGATCTGCTCGACTTGTGCGCCGTCAGTTGTCGAAGCCCGGAATGGGCTTTCTGTATCGAGTTGCGAAGGGAAATGCGAAGGGCCGGAATCTTCGAGCGCGTGGCTACCATCGCGCCTCGCTTCCCGGTCAATCTCCTGCTGTAAATACGAATCGACTCCGCGCTTCATGGAGCGTCGAGACGGTCGGAAATCGTCCAGACGGATTCGCAAACATCTTCGAGAACGGTCGCGCTGTAGTGCTTCGATACGGAAGCAATGTGCCATACGCTCCGATGCTTGAATTCGGAACTCGTCGCATGAAGCCACGGCCTTACATCAAGCCTACGCTTCCGCAGATTTCGATCATCTCGCAACGCTTCCTCAAGATCGCGGTCAAGCGAGCATTCGCGAGGACTCCATGAGCA